GACGCTTATAGTCCTGCGCGGTCACTGGAGCCGATTCTGAAGCGTCGCGGCGTGATGGTGCGGGCATTGTCAGGCAATGAGCTGATGCAGGCGTGCGGCGGCTTCTATGACGCGGCGACGAAGGACAAGACGATCACACACTTTGACCAGCATCAACTAAACGTGTCCCTTGCGGGCGCTAAGAAGGTCAACCTTGGCGATGCCGGCGGCTGGAAGTGGTCGCGTAAGACGCTCGACATTGACCTGACCCCGCTACTCGCTGCGACATGCGCCCATTACGGCGTCGTGAAGTTCGCTAAACCTCCGCGTGACCCTGAGAAGTCAGGCCGTGTCCTTATTCTGTGATTTCTGAAAGTGGGTTGTCCGTGATTGACACTCTTGTTGTTCCGGGCTTGTCCACTGAAGATAATGCGACTTTGAATGAGTGCCTGGCTCAGTTGCGGGCGGTTGAGGGTATCAATTTGACCCGCCGCCGCTATTTTGAGTGCAAGCAGCTCGTTAGGCATCTCGGCATCGCTATTCCGCCGCAGTTGCAGTCGTTTGAGACGGTTATCGGGTGGCCTTACAAGGCCGTCAAGTCTTTGGCGTCTCGGATCAAGCTTGGCGGCTTTGCTGTTCCTGGCGGCGACTCTTCGGACTTTGGCATTGACCGGATTTGGGCGGATAACCGGCTGGGTATCGAGGCGCATCACGCGCACATGTCGGCGCTAACGTATGGCGTGTCGTTTGTTGCTGTTATGGCTGGTTCTGAGGGTGAGCCTGCTGCTGTTGTCCGCGCTTTGTCGCCGACGAGCACGACGGCGCTTTGGGATGCCAATAAGCGGCGGGCTTCGGCGGCCGTGTCGGTTGTTTCGACTGAGGGCGGCTACCCGACGGAGTTTATTCTCTACCTTGCGGACAAGGTTGTTACTGGCTTGTTTGTTCAGGGCCGCTGGGTTGTTGACTCGGTTCCGCACGCGCTCGGTAGGTGCCCTGTTGTGGTGCTGGCGTATGACTCTTCCCCCGAGTACCCGTTCGGCCGTTCACGGATCAGCCAGGGCGTCATGAAGATCACTGATGAGGCGATCCGGACGGCGCTCCGCATGGAAGTGACGGCCGAGTTCTACTCTGCCCCTCAGCGTTACATCCTTGGTGCTGACGAGTCGGCTTTCACCGGCCCGAATGGTGAGGCTAAGACGGCGCTGGAGGCTATCACGGGCCGAATCCTTGGGCTGTCAAAGGACGAGGATGGTGACATCCCGACCGTTGGGCAGTTCCAGCAGATGACCATGACGCCGCATACCGAGATGTTGCGGACGATTGCGGCGAAGTTCGCTGGCGAGACGTCTATCCCGGTCAATGCTCTGGGAATCATCCATGACAATCCCGCGTCCGATGCGGCAATGCATACGGCTTACCTGGACCTGAATTCGGATGCCGAGTCTGCGCATGAGCCTTTCGGGGCTGCATGGATCGACGCTATGCGGATGGCTGTTGAGATCTCGACCGGCTCCACTGAGGGGCTTGAACTGTTGTCTACTAAGTGGCGCAACCCGGCTACCCCGACTATCGCGTCTCAGGCTGATGCGACGTCTAAACTGGTCGCGGCCGGTGTCCTGCCGGCCGATTCTGCGGTGACATTGGAGCTTATGGGCTTCGATCAGACGACCATTGACCGGATTGTGGCGGATCGTCGCCGCTCCGCAGTGTCTTCGCTGGTTCAGGGCATCGGCCAGCGGCTTGATGCGGCTCAGGCCAGCCCGGATGTCGTCGCTGCTGCTGCGGCGCGGGGTCCTGGTGACGCCTAATGATTCCGATCTCGGTAATCAATGGCTATGACCTGACGCTTGAGAGTCTTTCGACGGCGGCGCTTGCTGATTTACGGGCGCTACTGTCGAGTCTTGAGGGTCTTTCCCCGGAACGCTCTAAGGCGATCCTGTTTGAGGCGTTCCCGGAAGTCTTCAATCCCTACGCGGCAGCGTCATCCGACGTCTCGGCCTCCTTTTATGAGGAGGTCAGAGATTTGGCGGGTGTTATTGGTTCGTTTGGCGCCGAGGCGCTGGACTCGGTCGAGACTGACCGCTGGAATGCCCTCGTGGGAGCTGGCACGCAACCCCGGATGCTGGAGCAGGGCGCATCGAACCTGATGTTTCAGTTCCTCGCTGGCGGGCTCACGTCAATCCTGACAAGCATGGCAGCGGACACGATCTATGGGAACGCACAGAAGGATCCGGTAAAGACTGGCTTCCAGCGCGTTCCTAAGGCTGGCTGCTGTGGATTCTGCGGAATGCTCGCTAGCCGCGGCGCGGTCTATTCGTCCGAGGCATCGGCTGGTGGCGTCGTCGGTCGAGGCGTTCCCGTTGAGCAAACCAAGGGCAAGCGCGGCGGGCAGGGTAAGGGCATCAGGGCCCGCGGCGCCGGATCCATTGGTCAGAAGTTTCACGACCACTGCAAATGCCGGGCCGTCCAGGTCTACGAGGGCACTGAGGTTGAGTTGCAGCGGGGCGCCGATAAGTATTTCGACTCCTACGCCGCAGCGCGTAACAAGGTGAGCTCCGGGCTTGTTCTCGAATCCAAGACTTCCAAGGCGAGCGATGGCTCCCTCAGCAACACCTATCAGTGGGTGGATGCGGGCGGGAAGCAGGTCACCGCGAAGGACAAGGCGAACATGATTGCCGCGGCGATCCGTAACGACTTGGAACTTCCCTAATCTTCCGCAGTTCTCCTGCGAAGCGGTTACGCACGCCGTAAGTGTGGCCCACGAAATAGCCGACAGGCTCTAAACGGATGGATGTACCAATGTCTGATGACATCACCGCTGAAGCGGGAGAACACACCGACGAGTCAACTGAGAGCCAGTTCAAGGCTCCTGCATCGCAGGAGGAATTGGATCGGATCATTCAGGCGCGACTTGACCGGGAGCGCAAGAAGCTTCCTACCGACTACGACGACTTGAAGGCGAAAGCCCAGAAGTACGCGGAGTGGGAAGAAGCGAACAAGACCGAGGCTCAGAAGACTGCTGATCGCTTGGCTGAGATCGAACGTGAAAACGGCGAACTCAAGTCAGCGAAGCTCCGGGCCGAGGTTGCCAACGCTAAGGGCGTTCCTGCCGCACTGCTGACGGGCAGCACGCAGGAGGAGCTTGAGGCTGCGGCTGATGCGCTTATTGCTTTCCGGGGCGAGCAGAAACCTGCCGGCCCGTCCTCGTCTTCGCTCAACCGGGTGAACTCGACCACCGTGAAGGGCTCGACTGGCGACCAGTTCGCCGACTTCTTCACGTCCAAACTTTCTTCTTAGGAGTAGGCCACCATGGCTGGTATTGATCTTAACCGGACAAGCTCCGGCGTTTCCGCTCTTCTGCCCAAGGAAATCTCTTCGGAGATCTGGTCCAACGCGGTCCAGGATTCTGTCATCATGCAGGCTTCCCGTCAGATCACCCTTCCGGGTTCGGGCATCACTATCCCGATGATCACCGGGGACGCTACGGCTAACTGGGTGAACGAGACGGACGAGAAGCCCGTCTCTGACGCGACGGTTTCGTCCAAGTCCATCACGCCCTACAAGCTGGCTGTCATCGAGGTGTTCTCTGACGAGTTCCGCCGCGACCTGCCTGCCCTGTATGCGGAACTGGCTCGCCGCCTTCCGTCCGCGCTGGGTCGCAAGTTCGACAGCACCATCCTGCACGGAACCGCCCCGGGCTCGAACTTCGATGTCCTGTCCGGCTCCACCGCTGTGACTCTCGACTCGACCGACACCCTGGGCGACCTCGTTACCGCCCTGACGACTGTCGGCGCTGCCGGCGGCGACCTGAGCCACTGGCTGATCGCACCGCAGGCTGAGGGCACTCTGATGACCGCGAAGGACGGCGTCGGTAACTACGCTTTCCTGCGTGACGCTCGCACCGACTCCGGTTCCATTGGTTCCGTGTTCGGCCGCGACGTCCTCCGGTCCGCGGCTGTTTACAACAACCCGACCGACCCGACCAAGGACACCATCGGCTTCGCCGGCGACTTCGCCCGCTCTGCCGTGTGGGGCTCCGTTGAAGGTATCCAGATCAGCGTTTCGGATCAGGCGACCGTCAACAAGGGCGGCACTCAGCTGAACCTGTGGCAGCGCAACATGTTCGCGATCCGCGCCGAGGTTGAGGTCGGTTTCGCCGTCCGCAACGGCGCTCACTTCGTGAAGCTCCTGAGCGCTACGGCCACTGCCCCGTAATGATCCTGGCTAACCCCTTTACCGGGAAGCTGGTTGACGTCTCTGACGAGTTCGTTGACCAGCTTCTCGGTGCTGGTTTCAAGAAGCAGGAACCGGAAGCCGTGGAGCCTGAGAAGGTTTCCGCGCCGAGCACTAAGCGCTCTCCTCGTAAACCCCGCATCTAGTAGGAGGCGTCATGGCTTGGACTACGGCGGCTGAAGTTGTCGCTGCATGGATTGGCGATGACGCGCCGACTGATACCGCACTTATCAATGTGTGGGTTGGGCGTGCGGAACGCCTGTTGCGTGCGAAGGTCCCAGGATTGCAGGTTCGGCTTGATGCGGATCCGGTCACCGAACTGGACTTGCTGGACAACGTCAAGGATGTTGTTACGTCGATGGTTCAGCGCGTCTTCCGCAACCCGGAAGGCGTGCGGACGCGGCAGGAGTCCACTGGCCCGTTCTCGGGCTCGGTGACGCTTGGCGGGGATCAGCCTGGCGAGTTGTGGGTTACGGATGATGAGCTGTCGCGGGTGTCGCCTGCGGGTATTAATCGTGGCGCGTTCACCATTGACACAATCCCCGTGACGTCACCGTTTAGCCCGCACTACCTTCCGCCCATTGGCGGGTGGTGAGCGTGCCAGTCATTGCGCTGGGCATGAGCGCTTATCTGAACCCAAGGCATCCGGCGGGCGTCACTGCTTCCCTGTTCCGTTACATGGCCGGCGAGCCTGACGCGTATGGCAACGATGTGGCGTCTTGGTCGGAGGTTGCGCTCCTGAAGGGGTGCGCGTTCGATCCGGGCTCGACGTCTGAGCCGCGTTTACCGGGCCAGGAGCGCGTCATTGTTGAGCCGACGTTGTATGCGGCTTATGACGCGCCTGTGGAGCCTCAGGACCGGCTTGTTATCCGCGACCTGACGTATGAGGTCATTGGCGTTGCGCGGCGCTGGGAGAATCCGTTCTCCGGCCGCCAACTGGGATGCGTAATCACGCTACAGAAGGTGGATGGCTGATGGCTCCGAAGTTCAAGTGGAATCCTGCCGCTTTCGAGGCTATCCGTCGTTCACCGGCCGCTGTCTCGCTGCTTGAGTCCAAGGTCGATGCTGCGGCGTCCGCTGCCGGCCCCGGCTATGTGGGTTCGGTGGTGCAGGGTGTCGGGCGCGGAACGTTGGGCCGCGCTATCGGAACCGTCTTCACGGGCGACTTCAAGGCGATCCGGGATAACAGCAAGAACCAGACACTCATGCGCGTCTTTGATCGGCTCGGCGGCTGATGGGCGAGGTTCTAGTATCCCCGGACATTGAGGCCGCGGCGACGTCGTTCCTGCGTACCTCGCTTGGCTCACTGGCGGCGAAGGTCGCTACGACGGTCCCGGCAACTATGCCCGCAACGATGGTCAAGGTTTCACTGACTGGCGGCGGGCGTGACGGGATCGCTTCTGACCGGGCGCAAATCACTATCGAGTGTTGGGCGCCGGACGCTCCCGCAGCATCAAACCTGGCCCGCAAGGCGTACGCGCACATGTTGGCCGCTCCTGGCACTGTCGCGGGCGGCGTGTTCGTTCGCCGGGCCGAGACGGTCGGCGGCGTGCAGTTCTTCCCCGACCCCGACATATCAAAACCGCGCTACACCTTCACTGTCCGCTGGCACGTCAAGCCAGCAACAATCTAACTTCCTTGGAGGAATCACATGGCTAACTCAGCCGCGAATATTGTTGCTGGCGTTCCGCTGGCAACCGGCGGGATCCTGATCGGCGATCTCACCGCAACTGCACCGACGACCGCAACCGCAGCCCTGACCGGCTTCACCGCCGCTGGTTACATCGGCGAGGATGGCGTTACTGAAGCGAACGAGCGGTCAACCGACCGCATCCGGGCTTGGGGTGGCGACACTGTCAAGGTTGTGCAGACCGAGCACAACGTCACCTATCAGTTCACCTTCCTGGAGACGCTGAACGCTGACGTCCTCAAGGCCGTCTACGGCGAAGACAACGTAACCACGACTGCCGCGACCGTTTCGACGGGCACGCTGCATGAGGTTCAGGTCAACGCCGCAACCCTGCCGCACAAGTCCTACGTCTTTGAGGTCAAGGACGGCGACGCGAAGATCCGCATCTACGTACCGGACGGACAGATTACCGAAGTAGGGGAAATCACCTACTCCGATTCTGAGGTTATCGGCTACCAGGTGACGGTCGAAGCGTTCGCCGACGCCGACGGCAACAAGGCGATCAAGTTCCTCGACAATGGCGTCTTTTCCGCCTAGTCGATAAGACCCCTCGGGGCGGGTTGTGGTGACTCCCCGCCCCGAGGACACCAATAGTCACCGACCGAATCAGTCACCCTACATTCTTTGGAGTCACCCCATGGTTTATGAAGTCCCCGCAGCTAAGCGTTCCCTGAAGCAGAACCTGTTCGAGTTCAAGGTCGGCGCGAAGACGTTCAGTGTGCCGAAGTTCGAGCACCTTTCCGTTGGTGTGTTGGAGGCTGTCGAAACGGCGCCGGCCAACGCTATCGGCCCGTACCTGTCTGTGTTCGGCGAGGCCGATTCGCCGATTGGTAAGGCGATCCGCACGCTCGACAAGGATCAGCTCACGGCGCTCATCGGTGCCTGGCAGTCGGATAGTGGCGTGTCCGTGGGGGAATCCGAGGGCTCCTAACTCTCCTGCGGGAGTTTAGGGGAGCCCTGAACTATGACCTCCTCGGCCTCGGCTACCGGGCGGCTGATGTGCCGGCGGTCCTGTCGTGGGCTGACTTGCGCGACATTGTGAAGTATCAGCCCGCGTCCTCGGCGCTGCATCGTGAGATGCACCCGGACGCGGCGCCGTGGGGTTTGTCTGAGCATCTGCTGGCGGTTGTCGCTGACGGTATCGCAGCGGGGAACTGGATGCAGTCCAAGGATGGGCAGAAGAACCGGAACCGGCCAAAGCCCATCCCGCGGCCTGGCGTGGTCCCGGATTCCAAGAAGTTCGGCGGGCAAGCCGAGAGCATCGACACGATCCGCGACTGGCTGGGTTGGCCTGAAACTAAATAGAGAGTTGGTGCCCTTTGGCAACGGAACTTGGATCGGCTTTCATCTCCGTTGGCTTGGGCACCAACTCTCTTGCTGGTGACATCAAGAAGGCGTTCGGAGCATCCGGCGATGTCGGCGAGTCTGCGGGTAAGGAAGCAGGTAGCCGCTTCGGCGGTGCGGTTGGTCTGGCTGCGGCTGCTGTTGGTGCGCTGGGTATCGGCTCATTCTTCAAGAGTGCTATAAGTGGCGCTGGCGATCTTCAGCAGAGTGTCGGCGCCATTGACTCGGTGTTCAAGGGCTCGGCCGGCCAGATGCACGACTGGGCCAAGTCCGCGGCAACCGACGTAGGCCTCAGCTCCAACGAGTTCAATGAACTCGGAACCCTAATCGGATCGCAGCTCAAAAACGGCGGCACCGCCATGGACGAGCTGGCCCCTAAGACTCAGTCCCTAATCTCTACTGGCGCCGACTTGGCATCAATGTTTGGTGGCACTACCTCCGAGGCTGTTTCGGCTCTTAGCTCGGCACTCAAGGGCGAACGTGACCCTATCGAGCGCTATGGCGTGTCGCTGAATCAGGCGAAGATCGACGCTGAAGCTGCGGCGCTCGGATTCGAGAAGGTAGACGGCGCACTGTCTGCCGAAGCCAACCAGGCCGCAACGCTGTCGCTCATCATGAAGCAGACCGCGGACGCTCACGGCAACTTTGCATCAGAGTCAGACACGCTCGCGCACAAGCAGCAGGTTCTAAACGCTCAGCTTGCTAACGGCAAGGCGCGGATCGGTACCGAGCTCCTGCCAGTCATCTCCGCGCTCACTGGCGCACTGTCCAAGGCGCTCGGCCCGGCAATCGACATCGCCGTAGCCGGCATTCACAACATGGTCGGGGCCGGCCAGGGTCTTTATGACCTGTTCATCAAGGGCGACTTCACAGGCGCGCTAGCTGACGCCTTCAACCTGGAAGAGGATTCCAAGGCTGTCGATGTCATGTTCCGAATTCGAGACGCAGCCATCGGGCTTCACGCGCTGATTACCAGCGGCGACTACACGGGCGCGCTTGGGCGGGCGTTCAACCTCGAAGAAGATTCGCCGATCATCGACAAGATGTTGCGGATCCGTGATGGCTTCGTTGGCGTGTTCGACATTGTCACGAAGGGTGACTATACAGGCGCGTTCGGCCGGGCGTTCCATCTTGAAGAGGACTCGCCGATTGTTGATTTCCTCCTGAATTTGCGGGATTCGATTGGGCAGGTTCTTCCTAACCTAATAACACTCGCATCAGCGTTCTCGCCGATGCAGATCATTTTCGCGGCGATTGAACCTCTTCTGCCTCAGCTTGGCGATATGTTCTTGCAGCTCGCCACAGTTCTGGGCGGTTCACTGCTGACCATCCTGACCGCACTAACCCCGATGTTTGTTCAGCTTTCGGGCGTGGTGTCCGAGGCTCTGGGCGGCGTTATCGCGGCGGTCCTCCCGACTGTCGTAACGATGATTACGATGCTCGGCGCGACACTCGCTGAGCTGATCCCGATCATTGTCCCGATCATTACGACACTGGTGCAGCTTGCGACGACGCTGATTAGTCAGCTCATGCCGATCATCATGGACCTTGTTGCGTCGATCCTGCCACCACTGGTGGACATCTTCGGGAACATCCTTTCCGCCATCGGCCCGGTTATTACGATGGTCGCCGGGCTTCTGATCCCTATCATCATGGCGCTCATGCCCGTTGTGGTCACGGTGTTCTCTGTGGTCGCCGACGTTATCAAGAACGCCATGCAGATCGTACAGGGCATCATCCAGGTTGTTACCGGCATCATCTCCGGCGACTGGGGCCAAGTCTGGGAGGGCATCGGGAACATCTTCGGTGGCATCTGGAACACGATTGTTTCGGTTGTTCAAGGCGCTATCAAGATTGTTGGGTCGGTCATCTCTGCCGGCATGGGACTCGTCCTGGGGTTTGTGTCTGACGCCCTCGGAAACATTGGCCGGTTCTTCTCTGACACGTGGAGCAACATCGTCAATGGCGTGTCCGGCATGATCGGCAACGTCCTTGGATTCTTCGGTGACCTTGGCGGCAAGATCGTCGGCGCGATGGGCAACATCGGTTCAACCCTGTTCAATACGGGCAAGAACATCATCCAGGGCCTCATCGACGGCATCGGTTCGATGATGGGCGCCATTGGTCGCGCTGTCCTGTCGATTGTCCCCGAGGCGATCCGCGGCCCATTCGAGGACTTGCTCGGCATCCACTCACCATCTCGGGTCTTCCGCGAGTACGGCGTGAACATCGGGCAGGGCTTGATCCTCGGCATCGACGGGATGCACGGCAAGGTGGCGAACTCGGTTACGGGCCTCGTCAACGTGCCGGCCGCCCCGAACTTCTCCGCCGGCTCTTACACTCCGGTTTCGGCTGGTGTTGGGGCGGCTGGTTCGGGCGTGAGTATCGGCACGGTGCATGTCCGTGATGAGAACGAGATGGCCCGCCTGATCCTCAATAAGCAGCGTGACGCGCAAGCGGCATACGGATTCTAAGGAGCCATTTTGGCAAACGTTGTTTACGGATCCCCGTATCTGCCGCCTACCCCTTCCGCTCCGGCGTGGTCGGCGTTGCCGATGACGTGGACGGCTAAGGGTGTGCAGTGGTCGCTATCTGATCCGCGCTCGGGCATTGTGTTGCTGCCTGGCGTGCGCGGGCTGGGGTCGGTGACGGCGGATAGGCATTCGACGTCGTCACCAGCCGCGGCTGGTTCACGGTATGAGGGCACGAGCGTTCTTGATCGTGAAGTGTTTTGGCCGTTGCACATCTATTCGGATGGCGGTTCGGTTGATTGGATGCTTCGTGACCGGGCGTTTTGGGCGGGCATGGATCCGCGGGACACGGGTGTTTGGTCTGTTACGCACCCGGACGGCAAGCATCGTTCCCTGACGCTGCGATTCCTCTCCGATGGGGATCATTCGCGGGCGCAGGATCCGATGGTTCGCGGCTGGGACACGTATGGTGTGACCCTTGTGGCTGAGCAGCCTTACTGGGTTGGCGATCCGGTAGTGAACAGCTTCATCGGCCCGGTTGATCCTCTGCCGTTCTTCGAGCCGACCGGCCCGCAGATCGTCAACATCGCATCTTCCTACAGTGCAGCGAACGCCCGGATGGATAACCCTGGCGATGTCGAGTCGTACCCGCGCTGGTACATCGACGGCGACACGACGGCGGTTTCGGCTGGCGTCGGCGATGTGGTTGTGAATGTGCCGTTCGCTGTGGTGGCTGGGACTTGCTTGGTTATCGAGTCGGACCCTGACCTGATCGGCGCGACACTCTATGACATCACTGTTGCGGGCGCGTCCAAGAAGCCTTCCGAGCGCATCATCGGCGTGGACCTGATCAACCCGGTAGACAAGACGGCGGAACTCGGTGAAGCGGACTTCGCGCCCGTGCCCGCCGGATCACAGGTGCCTTTGTCGCTGGAGATCGCCGGCTCCGGAACGGTTGAGGTTCTGCTCCCCACCTTGTATCGGAGGCCGTGGTGAGTGCATTCCGCATCTCGGTCTATGACAAGAACCGCGTCTTTCAGTGCCAGATCGGAACCCCGGCGGCGCTGGAAGTCACGATCCGGCATAACCTCGTCTCCACTCTGACGATGACCGTCTCACTATCCCATGAGCGCGTCTCTAAGCTCATGGCGGACGGCGCCCGACTCAGGGTGTTGTTCAAGGGCCAGCACCTTATTAGCGGCCCGATTGTGGCGGACTCGCTGGACACTGACGGTGTTGCGGGTACGTACTCGGTGACGGTTGAGGATGACTTCCGCGTATTGCGGGAGATCCTTGGTTGGCCTGCCCCGTCCGCGGCTATCAGCGATCAGGGCTACCGGGAGTACAAGACGTACCTCGGCCCGGCGGAAACCATCGTGAAGACCGTTGTGTCTGAGAACGGCGTGTCGCGTATGGCTGTTCCTGGGCTGACTGTGGCAACGAACCTTGCACGCGGCGCCACTATTCCTGGTGGTGTCCCGTTCCGCATGCACCCGCTAGCGGATCAGCTGTTCCCCGCGGTGACTGATGCCGGGATTGGTGTGACGGTGCAGCAGGTCGGCGCCAACTTGGTGCTTGACGTCTACGAGCCCACCACGCACCCGCGCAGCCTGTCCGTAAAGGGCCGCACACTCAAGCAGGTCAGCATGACGCGCACGAGGCCGTCTGCTTCCCGCGTGGTCATCGGCGGGCAAGGCGAGGGTGTTGCTCGTGCGTTCCGGAAGCTCACGGACACGGCACGCGAAACCAAGTATGGGATGCGCGCCGAAGTGTTCCGTGATGCACGGGACGCTAAGGACGATGTGGAGACGGGCGCTGTTGCAACGGAAATCATGGACGCCCGCGGTCAGGAAGCGTTGGACGAAACTGGCCCGAAGAATGGTGTTTCGCTGACCCTCGCAGGTTCGGGCATCTTCCAGTACGGTCCGGGCGGTTTCCGTGTTGGCGACCGCATCCCGGTCAAGGTCACGGACGACATCACGATTACCGAAGTGATCCGGGAATGCATCCTGAAATGGGTGTCGCCGGAGTACGCATCAGTTGAGCCGGCCATCGGCGAACTAACTAATCAGCCAGAGCGCGTGACAGCGCAACGAATCGCAGCCCTCGCACGGCGGCAACGAAACCAGGAGGCCCGCTAATGGCGGTTGAGTTTATTTCAAACGGCTATGACACGACGGCGGCTAACCCGTATACGGAAGTTGCTTGGGCTAATGCCTTCCCGACTATCGGCCTCGCAGCTTATGGCGTCCGCTCGGCACTTGACTGGAAGGTCAGTGCGGTTGCCGGGCAGGACCGGACGCTTTCGATCACTGCGGGGCGCGGCTTCGGGCATGGCGTCACTGACCTGACGTACGCGAACGAGACAATCCAGTTGGACACGATCACTTCCGGTTCACGCTGGGACCTGATCGTCTGCCGGCGAGACTGGACGCCGACCGCCGGTTTGTCGAAGTTCGAGAAGATCAACGGCGGCACGACTGCTGTCATTCCGGGTGGGCGCGTATCTGAGGCCGGGAACATTGACGATCAGCCCCTCGCTTTGGTGCAGGTCACGGCCGGGCAGACGCAGCCAACGGGGCTCATTGACCTGCGCACATGGTCCGGTGATGGTGGCGGGATCGTCGCTAGGCATGATCTTGTGCGGTCCTTTCTGAACTCGACCGGCACGCGGATCAATATCAACGGCATTGACTGGCTGCGCAGAGTTGGTGCGAACGACACCCCGGAATGGGTGAAGGTTGGCGACTCCACCGTTGCCGATGTCGCATGGACGAACCTCTCCACCGTGCAAGGCTTCACCCCGTTCACCGGCTCAGGCTGGTCCGGTGTGAAGTACGCCGTGAAGAACGGTTGGGTAATCGTGAACGGCGCCGTCGCACGGTCGGCGCCTTGGGCGGACCTGACGGGCGCTGTCATCCCCGCGAACCTGAAGCCGACCGTGAAAGTCGCCGGCGTTGGCTGTGAAGTTGAGACGACCGCGGGCAACCTCGTCATCAAAGCGGGATCCAGCACGGCCTCATTCTCCGCTACCTGGCCGCTGATCTAAGCCACTAACTAGCTCGCGCAGGAGGGACGCCAATGTGGACCCGCAGCTTATCGAACTGGTCAAGGCAGCAATCGCCCCCGGTATCGCAACATCCGCCGGACTCGGCTTTTATCTGCTCTACCGGAAGTTTGAAGCTGAACGGGCCTCATCCCTCCGCGAGGACAACAAAACACTCCGCGACGACAACAAGGAACTCCGCGAGGAGAACCGGAAGCTACGCGAAGAACTCAAGGGGGACGAATAATGTCACGATCCACTGAGCGGGAACCCTTCCCGCCGCGCTGGGCGTTCTTCGTCCTCGCGCTAGTGATTATCTTCGGGCTCGGCTGGACGGTTTATAACCAGGTCACGGCGACGGCTGACAAGAACACGGCGCAAGCGAACAGCCAGACTCTCGCCAGGGATATTCAGACGATCTGCGAGGCGCAGGGCAAGCTCCTTGTGGATGACCGGGACTTGTGCGCGAAGGCTGAGGCTGTGCAGCAGGCGCCTACCGAGGCTATCGCGGGACCGAAGGGCGACCCCGGAAAGGATGGGGCGCCGGGACTGCCGGGCATGGACGGCCTGGATGGTAAGCCGGGACCGTCCGGCCCCATGGGGCCGATTGGTCCTAATGGGCTGGACGCTACGGGCAGGGCTGGCGTTGACGGAGCTGCGGGGCTGGCTGGACCAGCAGGCCCCGCCGGACCTGCTGGACCTGCTGGAGC